ACGGGCATTTCTATGCCTACTGTACGTAAATATCTAAACGGTGATATTGTACAACCTAAAGCCCTTATCGTATTAAATACTGCACTTCAAATTATTAAAGACGATAAATCATGTATGTAGTATTTTCATTGGCTAAATGCCATTTATTTGATGGTGAATATGATTTTGAGTATGATGCTGAGATTGTACAAGATTTAATCATTAAAGAATACCCCGAAGATTTAATTGATTTCACATTTATAACACGAGATGAAGATGGTGTTGTTGACGAAACAATTGATTGGCATTTATTCGATGATATGGGGAATAAAAGATTAACACAAATTGTATTAGAATTAAAAAAAGAAAACAAGATATGAAAGAACTATTTTTATCAGTAAGTAATTTTCAAGCTGAATGCCCAAAGATTACAAAGGATTCAAACAATCCATTTTTTAGTGATGCTAAACGCAAAGTAAACTATGCAAGTTTACCTCACATTTTATCTATCATTACACCTATTCTCAAAAAGAATGGTTTATTGATTGTGCAACCAGTAGTAAATAATTGTGTTGTCACAAAATTGATTCACATTGAAAGTGGTGAAACTATTGAAAGTGTTTACGACATTGTTTGCAAAGATGGTACAAACCCTCAGCAAGTAGGTTCAGCAGTATCATACGCACGCAGGTATTCAATTTCAAGTTTGTTGAATTTAAACATTGACGATGACGATGACGGCAACGCTGCAAATGGTAATAATGTAGTATCGCAACCACAACAACCAAAGAAAGAAGAACTAACGCCAAAACATCCTAATTGGGCAAAGGCAAAAGAACATTTGCAAACGGGTGGTTTGTTAGAAGATATTGAACGCAAGTACATAGTAAGTGCTGAGAATAAAAAGTTACTTATTGCTTTAAAATGAAATTTTGATTTAGACTTATGGGAAATAATATAAAACAAACGGCATTTGAGTGGTATATTGAACAATACAATATACTTGTACTAAAATTTTATAATATGCCTATTGAAGAGCGAATGAAAAGATTAATGGATCTTGTAGATAAAACCAAAGAAATGGAGAGGGAGCAAATAGAAGAAACTGCAAGAACTTATTTTCACGAATGTAGTAGTTTGACACCAAAACAATACTATAACGAAACATATGGAGGTGACAAATGAACATTACTATAACACACAACGAAAGCGAATGGCTTAAAGTACGTGAAGGTAGATTCACGGCAAGTGAAATTCATAAATTAATGGGTACTCCGAGAAACAAATCGGAGTACTTATCTGACACTGCAAAGACATTTGTTTACGAAAAAGCAAGTGAACTACTAACTGGTATTAGAAAGCCAATTTGGGGCGAAGCGTTAACGTGGGGAACTGAAAACGAAAAAGAAGCGTTTGAAGTATTCCAACAAAATCAAGATGAATTTTACACTTATTATGGTGGTGAGACTTACACGTTTATTCCTTATGGTGATTACTCAGGGTATTCACCTGATGCACTTGGTAGCAATTGCATAGTTGAAATTAAGAATCCATTTAATAGTGCCATTCATTTAAAGAATAGGTCAATTAAATGTTCTGAGGACTTGCTAAAACTACACCCTGAATACTATTGGCAAATGCAACTTGGTATGATAGCAAGTGCAGTTGAATTTGGTTACTTTGTTAGTTACGACAAACGAATGCCAGCTTCACACAACTTGTTTATTTCACACATTGAGCGTGAAGATGTACAAGAAATCATTGATGAAAAACTATATTACGCAAATGAATTGTTACAGTCAATTGTCACAGAATTGTAATTAATGTAAAATATTTTTACAATTTTGAAAAAAAAGTTTGCATATATAAAAAACGTGTGTATATTTGTATCATAGAAAACGGAAAAAATATGAAAGTTTCAACTTTAGTTATAGGTAAAAAAATTACATTAATAACTCAACACACAGTACAAGATTTTAATATGAATTTATTTGATTCAATTATTCAAAATTTTGATGTTATTACTTTAGTTGGTTTAACCAAGCCAATGAAAAAAGAAAAATATTCAAATATTTTATTAGATAACAACTTTATAATTTCTAAAATTAATCACAATGAAAATGCTGGATTTGAAGATAACAATTCAGATGTATTAAATTATTCTATTGAATTTAAAAAACAAACGATATGAAAAAGACAATCATTCAAAATTTCCCAAGTAGAGCAGATGCTTTCGAGTGGGTAACATTTAAAATGTTAGATGCAACTATTGGTTGTATCACAACAAGTGAGAAATTCAGAGACAACGACGCTATTATTGGCGAAGATGAAAACTGTACTTATGTAGGACTTTATAACGTAAACGAAAATGACATCTAATTTATTATTATTATTCGCATCGTTCGGTATTATCTCGACTGTATTTATTGCACGTGTTATTATCTTAGATATTATCAGAATCAACAAAGAAAAATCTGAGGTTAATAGATTTGAGTTACCACAAGTTAACGACATTCCAAATTGGCAACCTTTGAATCCAGTTGCAAAACATAGCAACCAAGTTTTAAAAAAAATGTACAAAGGAAGTTTAAAAAACGATTTGGTATGACAAAACAAACTATAAAAATTAGAGGAAAATATACTGGTGAGGATAAAAAACATCTAAAAAAAGGAGACCCAATGTGCATAGAATTAGACAAAAAATATTTAAAATATTCATATATGCGTGACGCTTTTGGAAGGCATATTAATAATATAGAAAGTATATTATTGATAACATATGTTAGACAAAGAGTTGATAGAATATTTTTAACAGATAGTTTTTATTTATAATAGAATACAAATGAAACACATTTATAGAATTTTAATCGCTTTAATTTTGACATTATGCTTATTATAAAAGAAGTAAAACAACGCTTAGAAAACAGTACTAAAATGCGTGACGATGACGCTTTGTTAATGGCTGATATTTGGAGACAACAACTTGCGGAACTTGGTGCAAAATCTGTCTACGATGTTTTAAATGCTATTGCTGGTAGAATGGTAACTTCACCTGAATCAATCAGGCGTTCACGACAAAAAGTACAACAAGACTACCCAAATCTTCGTGGTACAGTTTACAACCAACGACACGCTAAAGAGATTGAAGTTTTAAAAGAGTTAGGTTATGCGACAATGGACAAATGAAGAAATAGAATATTTGATAAATAACTACCCTTATAAACCAATTCAAGAACTTTGTGAGCATTTAGGATTTAATAGGCAACGTATTCACGACAAGGCAACAAACTTAAAAATCAAAAAGGTTAAATTCTTCACAACACCAAGTGAAAAAAGCAAGGCAACACAATTTAAAAAAGGTATGACATCTTGGAATAAAGGAATGAAAGGTTTGCATTTATCACCCGGTACCGAGTTTAAAACTGGTCAAGTTCCACATAACAAACTACCAGACGAATTAAGAGAAGTTTCACTATTAAGAAGGCAATTAACTAAAAACATAAACGAAAGATTAAAACGATATGAAAACAAAACAAACGGCAATTGATATATTCAAAGAAAAAATAGTCGATATTTTTGAAGACTACCACGATGGTATAATAACTTTATATGAATATATTGAAAATATTAACAAAGCGACACAACAAGCTAAAGAAATGGAGAAGGAGCAAATTATTGATGCGTGTTGGGCTGGTGGTGATGATGGTGAACAATACTACAACGAAACATACGGAGGTGAATAATGAAAGTTATATTTACATTGTTAGGAATAATTTTTTGTATAAAATTATTATTTGAATGGATTATTAGAATAACGGGTAAATGCCCAATAGACCACGATACAATTGCAAGACAAGGTGCTGGGAAATGCTCAAAATGTAAAGAAGAATTTTAACATACGGAGGTAACAAATGAAACTATACACAGAAGAAGAAATCAGAAGAACATTTGGATTTGAAATGCATGAAATAGAATTTAAATCTTTTATGAATGCAATTAAACCCATCGAACTACCAAGTGATGAGGAGATTGAATTAGAAATAAAATCAAATATATATATTACAGATGATTGTCATTTTCGTCAAGGTATAGAATTTTTAATTAATAAAATACAATTAGGTAACAAATGACACTTAACAACGGAGATGTATTTGACATCGGTCAAACAGTAAATGGAGTAAGTAAATTCTTATGGTTTAATAATGTATGGCATTACTTTGAAGAACGATTGTCAAGAGTTTATGAGTATGACCAAGATGATTTAACAAAACTTGTAAATAACATTAGTGAACTTGAAGAAGTTACATTTATTAAAAACATATTCACGTCCCATTGGTAGAATTATGAAACTATACACAGAAGAAGAATTACTAAAATTTATTGATGAAAATTTTAATATGAATGAATGGGATTTGGAAAACGGTAAAATACCACACATCAAACTACCAAGTGATGAGGAGATTTGGGATAGAGCAGATGAAGAGTTAAGTAGTGTAAGACATTATGCTTTTATGAGGGGCACAAAATGGATGCGTGATAAAATACAAGGAGGTATCAAATGAAACACAAAATAATCTATACAAATGACTACGCACTTATTGTAAGTGATGAACAAGCAAAAGAAAATGATTGGGGTTATATTCCATTTCAGGGAGGAGAGGTCAAACTTGTTGGTAAATACTTTGCAGACGATTGGAAAAAAGTAATCGCACACCGACCATTAAAGGATGCACCTATTCTTGAAGGAGTTTCTTTAATTAACGAAACATACGGAGGTAACAAATGATAATAACTATTAACAGAACTAACGAAGAAAGACAAACTGCA